ATCTAAAGTTAAATCAGATGTTGGTGATATAAAATCAATGATGAATGAGATTATGCAGATAGTCGCTGAAAAAGATACCATTACAAAAGATATATCAGATGAAGATGTAAAAGCAAGATTTAAAGATATTGAAAAGATTGTATTGCCGTTTTTATACAATTTATCTAAATCAGATGAACCATATATACATTGGCCGAATAGAGGACCAATTATTAAGGCACAAATAGAGAAAATATTAAAACTTACAAGGGGGTGATTTATGTCGCTTAAGGCGAATCATAAAGAACTAAAGAAAGAAGTAAATGAAGCAAATACAGTTAGAAAAACAAACCGAGGTCCAAAGAGTTGGGCAGAATTAAGAACCTTGAAGAAATTAAAATTAAAAGCAAAGGATAAATTAAATGCAACTAAGCAAAAACTTTTCGCTTAAGGAGATGACCAAAAGTCAGACCGCCGAAAGGCACGGTTTGACAAATAATCCTAGTGAGGATCATCAGGATAATCTCAAAAAACTATGCGAGAAAATACTACAACCAATTAGAGATCACTATGGCAAAGTAGTATCAGTATCAAGTGGGTACAGGTCTCCAGAGTTATGTGTTAAGATAGGATCAAGTTTAAAATCACAGCACGCCAAAGGACAGGCGGCGGATTTTGAAATATTTTCTATCCCTAATGCTGACTTAGCAAAGTATATCATAGATCATTTAGATTTTGACCAATTGATATTGGAATACCATAATACGGATGAACCTAATAGTGGGTGGATCCATTGTTCATATAAGAATGCTGAAGACAATAGAAAACAAATATTGAGAGCATACAGAAATAGTGATGGCAAGACTTTATATGAACCATACGACCCTAGTTGAGAGGTTGATACTCTTAATAATGAGAGATTAGAAGAGCGAAAGAAACTTACGGATCATTATATGCTCCATAGGTCTATTTGACGCTTGACTTATTGCCAATATAATGTTATATTAGTATATTATGAGTAAATTTAAATTTATAGAAGTTAATAAAGACTTATTACCAGATACAAAAGGTAGACGAATAGACGGTCATAGATTTTACGAAATTGATGGCAAGAACTATCCGTCTATCACAACTGTATTAAATATCAGAAAAAAAGAAGGACTAATTAAGTGGCGAGAGTCAGTAGGTGAAGGCGCTGCTAATTGGGAAATGGGTAGAGCGGCCAGACGAGGTAAAGCGACTCATACATTAATAGAACAGTATCTTAAAAGTGAAACACCTAGTGAGAGAAGTGTATTGCCATTAGGTCTATTTAAATTATTAAAACCTTATGTAGATCAAATCAATAATATTCATTTACTAGAAACAATAATGTATTCACACAAATTGACCATTGCAGGTCAAGTAGATTGTGTTGCCGAATATAATGGTAAATTATCCGTAATAGATTTCAAAACAGCAAACAAAGAACGACAAGAAAGTTGGATAGATAACTACTTTTTACAATGTACTGCCTATGCAATTATGTATGGAGAGATATTCAAAAAACCCATAGAACAAATTGTCATATTACTTGCTGGTGAAGATGGTTCTGTTGCTTGTTATAAAAAAAATAGAAAAGATTATGAAGAATCTTTGGGCAAAGCAATAGAAGATTTTTATAAATATTACGAAGAACTTAACAAAGATAAAGTCAAAAGTACGACCTAAAATAATAATGTGAATTAAATTTATACTTGCGACCTAATAAGGACAAGTATGAAAAAATTAATACTCATTATAACACTATTTTTAACTAGCATTGTTTATGCTACAGAAACAAAACAGTACAATTTTTGGTGGGAACAATTACCTGCTGTCTGTTCAACTTCTGAAGAAATTAAAAGGTGGGCAACAGATAAAAATTTTATGCCACTTAATGTCAGTTATGGCAGAAAAGGTGGCAAACCAGATGGTGAGATTGTTTATATGATTATGTATTGGATGAATGACAAAGGAGAAACATTTGCTTCAGTACAGACACCAGATAAACCACAACAAACTTGTATATTGTTTAGAACATTTGATTTAACAATGAACCAAAATTTGATGAATAAGAATTAATGAATTTAATGTTGAAGGTAAAATAATAACTAGTGAGGACGAGGGTGCGATTCCCTCCACCTCCACCAATTCAAAACACATTATAGTGTGCTTTAAGGGGGTGAGTTAGATTCGACTGCTACTAAAATTTACTGGAGTTAAATCGCTGACACCGTAATGTCAAACTATAAATGCTAACGAAAGTTACGCACTAGCAGCATAATAACTGCTTGGGGTTCGCCTGTACCTCGCAACAGAAACAGGCATTGAATTAGAGAATACCTAACTGCTGTTAGGTGGGCGCCGAAGTGTGGTGAAAGCTAGCGTGAGTAACCACACGACACCCTTGACTTGCTTAATAAAATATGTTATAGTATAATTATGAACAGTAAAGAATTTAGTTTAAAGATTGAGGCAATGGTTAAAGAAAAGAGAATGCCTTATATGGATGCTGTAATAGACTACTGTAAATTAAACGATATAGATGTTGGCACTATCAATTCAATGGTCAACAAATCATTAAAAGAAAAAATCAAAGCAGAAGCAATCAACTTGAAGATGTTGAAAGAGAAAAAAGGTGGAACATTACCTGTATGAACATAACAGAAAAATTGACCAATAAGAAATATTATGTAAGAAGCGTAAAAGAATATAAAACAATAATTAAGAAATTAAATAAAGAATATCCTAAATTTTTAAAGGCAATACCAAAAATGACTAACAAAACAGCTTTAAAACATCCGTTGATGAAATCTTTAGAGGAGTTAAAATGTATAATGAGTGGACCAAAGAATTTATAAGTAAACACACAGCAAGAGGTTCACATAGGTGGGCATTTTGGTGTGAAGGAATAGTAATCGGTATATTAATAGGAATAATATTATAATGAGTGAACTAAAAGCAATGGATGAATTTTTTGATAAACTATTGCAAAATGCTGAGAAGGTAAATCCATTAGAAGGTATGAATGGTGTTGAAGTATTAAATCATTTATTATTTGTAGAACCAGACAAAGGTCTATGGGGTATTATAGGATTTGGTATTTTTATAGCAATAGGTAGTTTGTGGTATGATAAGTATTTGGATAAGGATGCTGAATATCCAGTGAATACGGACGGTTGGCATTAATGTATGGAGGTTTTGATGTATTCAAAGTATATTTGGCAGTTAAATTACATTTTACTACCAATTATAATTATTTTGACTATGATGGAAAGGTAAATTGTAAACTTGAAACATTTACAAAACGAAATGATAGATATTTCTTTCATAAACTCAGCACTAAATATAATAAAGATGAAATACTTGATTTCTTTGTTGCTAATTTTTGTGAGAGTGATAAGAAATGGATAGGAAATTTATTACAAAATGATGGAAGAGAAACATATCTTAATTATAAAAAAGTTAAAGACAATTTTATATACCATTTTAGAAACGATATTGTTAACCTTGTTAATGATTTTAGCAGCAAGCGTATTCTTTTTGATGATGGTTTTCGGTGCAATAGCGGACAACATCCTAGACTTTTACGCTTACTTATTCAAAGGAGAGCGTCTTTCCAAACCATCATTGTGCTTGACCAAGTTTTATCGTTTATCAAAAATTGGAATAAACAAATTAAAGAAAGGGTTGTGTGGCCTAAAATCGCACATACGATTACCAAATTGAAACCATTTATAAATTATAATATGACAGAATGTAAATTAATAATGAAAGAGATAATAGTAAATGTATAAACCATTACCAGACGGATTAATAATAGCAAAATCTCGTATTCATAGTCAAGGATTGTTTACAACAAAGTTTATTGAAGGCAATATTGATTTAGGATTAACACATATAGTTGTTGATGATGAACTTATAAGAACTCCATTAGGAGGTTTTATTAATCATAGTGATGAAGCGAACTGTATAAAAGTTAAAGAAACGGTGTCCGCTGATGGTGATAGATATACATTATTTACTTTACGAGATATAAAAGCGTGGGAAGAATTAACAATTAAATATACTTTTTATGAGGTAAAAAAATGATAGAGTACGATACACATACAGTAAATCCATATACAATGTACAATCAAAAACCTAAAGTGGAATGGATTGCAACAGCACCAGGTGTTGAAGAAGTTATGCCTATTATAAAGGCGACCGATCACAAACACACTTGGATACAAAAGGCAGTAGCAGATATGAAATCAGGTGGTTCTATTACAGCAAAACATAGACAAGATTATGAAATGCCTGAAGCACCACAAATGAATGAAATGAAACCTGATGATGAAAGACATACAGCAAAATGTCCAGCACTTCAAATGTTGAATAATACAGGTTGGATAATGAGATTACACCAAGACATAAGAATTAGAACAATAGGTAATGGTGAAGATATAACTTGGATAATACCTTTTCAATCACAACAACAACCTATTGTATCAAAACATATGACACACTCATTTTATCCTTTTTTTGATAACTGGCCGAAAGATACAATGAAAAAGATATTGAAAATTAATTTACCTTGGAAGGCAAGAATACCTAAAGGTTATAAACTATTACAAACACATCCATATTTACTAGATGATTTTAGATTTACTACAATGTCAGGTGTGCTTGATCCTCATTTAGGACTTGCTGCCGTAGGAACTATACCTATGTGGTGGCATACTACAAATGATGAAGAAGATATTACATTGAAAGCAGGAACACCACTTGCACAATTTATATTAATACCAAAAG